GCCGGGATCCCCCGGGAGCTGGATCGTGGCCTCGGCGGGCTCAGAGATCCTCTCGACCACGCGGATCGAAACCGGATAAATTTTTTCCCCATTGAGATAAGCATCATAGCTCAACCCTTCTCGCCTCCGCGTCCCCCGGGATCAGGCCGAGCCTCTTGGCATCCCTCCAGACCCCGAGGAGGACCGCCTCCAAGCCCTCCTCGGGGAGCCCGAACTCGAGCTCCACCGCCTCGCCCTCGCGGCCGCTCGCGATGGCGATCGATTGAATGCGGAACTTCCGATCGAGCCTCGCATCGGGCTCGTAAATATAAACCTCGTCATCGGGGGAGAGGTCCGCGGGAACCGAATCCGATAGAACGCGGATCCGTATGGTCATTCGGAGAATTCCTCCGCCAGCGTGCTTTCCTCCTCTAGTTCCCTCTGGGCCCTCCTGGCCACGCTCCCTATGCGCACCAGATCCTTCCCGCTCCGGCGGCGGAAGAGGGTCCCGTGGGCGCTTTGGCTATCCGCATCCCGGGCCGTGACGAAGAGCCTGCGCTGATCCGGAGGGGTCTTCCCATGCCCCTCGAAATAGAGCTCGTTTGTGGCCCTTCGGTAATCGAGGCTTCTGGAAACCGAGATAATTGGCCGTTCCGCATAGCCGAACTTCACGGTCGACGATTTATCGGCCCCCCGCCTCGCCTTGAACCAAGCCCTCCCATCCTTGTCGATCCAGAAATTCCAGCCGCATATTTCCGCGACCCTCTGGGCGACCTCGAGGGCGCTCGCGCCATCCGCGCGGACCGAGATCCTATACCCATAGGCGTCCAAGCTGGAATCGTCGAAGGAGGCCAGGACCTCGCCGTCCGGCTGATATACCCAAAAGGTATGTATGTGCCAAGGCTTATCGATCGCATATGTTATGACGATGCGTATATATCGGGCGCTCGCGGGATCGAATGGCACGTCTATCATCGGATATTGATAATTGGACGCGCTCGCGATCGTGGTCCAATCGCTGCCGTTGAGGCTGCGCTCCAGGCGCCAATGGCGCGCGAAATTTACCTCGTCCTGCAGTATCCTGACGCGGCAGATCTCCTTCGCCTCTCCGAGGTCGAGCATGAACCAATCCCCCTGGGTTTGGCTCGAGGCGGAGCGCCAGGGGATCTCCTCGCTCGCCAGCCCGGCGGCCCCGGCGAGATCGCCATTGCTGGAGGCGCTGCAGAGCGGGGAGGCGGGGGCGGTGAATAGCCTATAAAACTTTATAACGTTAGTATATTTCAGGCCGTTTGGGGCGTTGAATTGGATGGTTATTCCCGTCGCGCCCGATCCGGGCGCCGTGGACGGGAGGGTCTCGCCGACCGCCCAAACGCGGGGATCATCCAGATCCTCCAGCCATGCGAATATTTGCGAACCAATCGCTCTGGCGAAGAGGAGGAAATGGTGGCCCTTCCGCTTATAACGTATCGCGTCCCAGGGGATTATCTCATAGTCAGGGCAAATGTATAAATAGCCCTCATCGTGCTCGACCCCGCTCCTCACGCTTGTTATTGTGCCGTTGACGCACCATCGCGCCTCCACGCCCGTCTCGATCACGTAATACCATACGGAGACGTTCGGCGGCTTGTAGCGCCAAGCGGAGAAATACATATTCGCGCCAACCCAATTCAGGTCGTCGACGTATCGAAGGAATAGGCCGGGCCAGAGGGTATACGCCTTCGTCCCCAGCCCCGGGGATTCGTTGTTGCTCGGCTTCGGGACGTTGGCGTGATCGAAAGTGAAGAGCATTCCGGCGTAAATATCGGATATTGGATCGCTCTCGGTGGCGTTGTATTGGTTGGTAAAGCCCGTCCCGGGATGGCCATCGGGTATCTCGCCATAGAGGTAGCAGGCGTAATAATCGCTCTCCAGCGCCCACCTGGCCAGATCGCCGAAGCTGCCATCCCCGCAGCGCCAATCCGAATAGCCTTCATGCGCGAAATTCACCCTCCTGTGGGCCTGCCAAAGCTTCCTCGAGGGCCTCAGCGCCGACTTGAGCAGATCCCTCGGCTCCCCCTCGAGCAGCCCGTCCTCGAGGACCCTCGTGGCCAGCCTCGCCGATAGATCCCGGCCGCCGACCACCACCTCCAGCCCGTTAAGATCCCTTCTCTTGAGGATCTGCTCGATTAGGCCGGTGAAGACGTGATGCCCGTCGCGATATATCTTCACGGAATCCCCAAGGTTTACATCGGAGGGCTCCGGGAGGGCGAATTGAAATGAGGATGGCTCGCGATTCGATAACTCCAGCGCGATCGATGCCGCCAAAAGCTCCTTATCGTTGACGAACACCCTCAACATCAGGCGTATTCCCTCGCCTTCCTCCAAGCGGCCACCATGCGCCGCTCGAATTCCCGAAGGAATAGGTCGAACTCGACCTGGTTGCTGGTGTTTACGTAAAATACGTTGTGCACGTTTTGGGTGAGGGGCCCGGCGCGATCCAAGGGGATGACGGCTTCGGGACCCCTCTCGCCCAAAACGGCCAACGTGGGCCTCGTCACCAAGCCGCCTTTTTGAAGGTAATAGGGCCCGGGGTATCCGCCGAACGCTCCCCCGCCGCCCGTCCCGATGTGGATGGGGACCGTGATCCCGGTGGGGAGGGATTCGAGCTCGGATTTTAGGGATGCGAGCTCCTCCCGGCCCGTAACGACCACGTTAACGGTGGCGGTCGTTTGGGGAGGGATCGCCTCGATCATGGCGTTTAAATCGCCCAAGTTGCTGGTCGCCTGCTGGACGGATGAGGCGATTGTGGATGCTATGTCCGCCCCCATATCGGCCAAGGCCGCGCTTTGCAACTGCTTAAGGCTCTCGATCACATTGAGTTGTTCTTGCTTCCACGCCTCCGCGTTCTTGAGCGCCATCGCCTTTTGCTCGCCCGAGAGCGTATTGGCCCAATTCACCATCGCCTGATATTCCCTGTTAACGCGGTCGGTCATGCTCTTGGTTATCTGGGCTATATCATACGCGAGCCTATACTGCTTGCCGGCGGCGCAATCCGCAAAGGCTTGGATATTGGCCTGAGCTTGGCCCACCAGCCCCTGGCGGATGAGCTGGTTCGTATTTTCAACGAGGGCCTGCATCTGCTCCGCGCCCATTTGGCCAATCTGCGCGAACTTCCCCGAAGAGCATTGCCTGAACTCCTCGATCAGCCCTTGGGCCTGGTTCACGAGCTTCTGCTGAATCGTCTGGGTGCTTGTATCGCCCAGCTTTCGCAATTTCTCCAAGATCTCGTCCTGAGCCAATCCCAGATCCAATAGGCCCTGGACGAAATCCCGCATGGAGATCGATCCGGATCTATAACGGGACTGTAATTCCTCCACGGCCTTAGCCGTTTGCTGGGATGAGTAGAAAACGCGGATGATTTCGCCCGCAACGTCGGCGCTGGCATCGCCCACCTCCCTGGCGGCATTCGCGGCCTCCTCGCTCCTCATGGCCCAATAATTCATCCCAATCGATGCGTATTCTATCGCCTCGAGCGCCTCAGATTGCGTCATCGTAAATTTCTTGCCCGTTGTCTCCCACCATTCGGCGGCCTTGTAGCCGAAGAGGAAGGCCGCGGCGGCGATCGCGCCCCATTTGCCCATGGCGAGAAGGCCCGAGCCGAGCGCGGCGGCGGTCCCGGTGAGGCCGGAGAAGGCCGTTTTCAATCCCGCGACCAAATCGCGCAGGTTTTTGAGGGCCGAGATGGAAGCGGGGATCGCCAGCAAAGCGGTCCTCATCATCTCATTGTTTATGTCCTGTTGGTATTGTTGCGCCCGCCTCTGCGCGACCCGCAGGGCCTCTTGGGCCTTCGCCAAGTTCTCGGCGGCGATGGCCGCTTGCGTGCTGTCGGCCCCATAGCGCTCCACCGCGGTGCGGTATTGCTCCTGGGCCCTTGCGAGCCGGATTTGGAGCGTATGGACGGTGACCAGGGCCTGTTGATAGCTCAACATCCGGTCTTGGACGCGATCGTAAGCCATGTAAAGGGCGAAGGCGCTCGTGGCGAGCGCTACGCTCGAGGAGCCGACGTCCCTCAGGGCTTTTTTCAAATCCACGCTGGACTGGGCTGCCCCAGAGGCCGCCGATTTGAGGCGGCCCACGCTCTCCCCCACCCTTTTTATCTCCTCGCTAGCCTTATCGACCGCCTCGATCGTTATGGAAACGGTCCCCATGCTCATCCCGGCATCACCCCCCTAGGGCCTCGACGACCGCGCTGGCGATCATCCGCTGGAGCTCGCCTATCTTGGCGAACACCGCTGGCCTGATGTAAGGCCTCGCGGCCATCCGGCGGGTCCCGAACTCAACGTATAGGGCATAAGGGGCCGCGGCGCCAACCGCGAGCTGCGTCGGCGATGCCCTGTGGAAAATCGAGGACCTCAGGAAGCCAGTTCGAACGGGGACTATCGACTTGGCGTATCTCTCCATCTCGGCGCCGGCCTCCTCCAGCCCAGACCTGAGCCCCCTCCGAACCCTCTCCCTCGCGCCGCGCGTCCTCTCCGTTACGTCCTCCCTCACGTCGATTGAGATCTCGAAGCTCAACGCCGCCATGCCCTCCTCCTGGCCGCTTTGGCCTCGCTCGCCTCCCAAGCGAGCCCGGAGAGTAGGAAGTTGACCTGGTCCCAAGTCATCTCGCGTATCTCCCTGAAGGTGTAGCCGAACTCGCGCATCAGGAGGTAGATGTTTTGCCCCCTTCTGGACCTGAGGAGGTCGTCGATTGCCTCCGGGGCAAAGGGGCGGATGCCTCATCGAAAGCGCGGGCTATGGCCAATACCACATCGCCCGGCAGTTGCTCTATCTTCTCCATCGTGACGCCCGGATCCGCCTTGCTCCAAAGGAGGTAGACGTATTGCTTGGCCCGCTCGAATGGGTCCGATATGTCCGTTATGTTCTTCAGGTCGGCGATCGTGGGCTTCTTAAAGGCTATCCGGCAATCGAGCTCGGGGACGTAAGCGTAGCGTATGCGGGCCTCGCTGGTCAATATATCCTCTATCGTCCTTATCCTCGCCTCCCTCTGCGCCCTTATCCTCTCCTTCTCCGGCTCCGCCGACATGGCATTTCCCGCGCGGCCCTTTAGCTACCCGTTCCCCTAGCGACCTCCTCGGCCGTGAAATCCCATGTTTCGGTCACGTAGCCGTCGACGTCTACCGAGCGGCTGTAGGTCCCCCTCGCTCTCTTGATCACGTCCTTCGATCCCGTCGTTTTGTTTTTGATCTCTATGTATAGCGGAGTCAATTCGCCGGTTTCGTAGGCCCCGACGGCCTGAGCGAATGTATCGGATCCTGCTACCGCGGTCTCGTCGTAATCCCTTTCGATGCTTCCCGTTATCTCGATCAAGCCCTCGTGGACCTCCTGCGTCCGATGCCCAATGCCCTTGGGCGTGCTCTCGATCCCTTGATCCACCTCCCACTCGACCGAGCTGATGTAGGGGATTGCGGGGGCCGTCGCCAGACCCTCCTCGCTAGTGGCTATCCTCACCTCGACTTCGTGCCCCCTAAACTTCGGCATTTATTTCACCCCACTTTCGGGAAGGCCTTTCGGCCTGTCATCCCCTATCCGGGGAATGACCATAACGGGAGGGGAACCCTAGGGGGCCATGAAGGCCGATAGCGGGACGTCGATCGATTTCCGCCATATCCTCTCCCCGGGTTCCCCCTCGATGACGTCCTGGATGCGCATCGCCGGCAGGGCCTCGATCCCGCGAGCCTTCAGCTCCCCGCGCTTGGACCATAGGCCGAAGAGCACCTTATCCGCCAGCTCATCCCTCTTGGTGGCCTCTGTCGCGTAAATATCGATTTGGAAGAGCAGGCGTATCTCATGGCCCGATCCGGAGCCCGAGATCGCCTCCCCGAGGCCCGCCTCGGAGCCGGCCCCGGCGATGTTCTGGATCACGACGCAAGGAGGGGCTACGCCCGTGGGCGGGAAGTGATCGTAGATCCTCACGCCCAGGTTCAAGCCCTCCAGCAAAGACTTAAGCGCCTCCCTCAGATCCCGGGTTGGCGAGCTCACCCCGACTCCCCCCAGCGCTCCCCGATCTCCTCGCTGCCATAGCCGCTGGCCCTTCGGTAGGGCCTCAGGGCCACATAGGGGGCCAAGAGGGCCTTTATGTCATCCGTCAGGAGGGGGATCTGCGGGACCTGGAGCTTCCAATCATCGGCCTTGATCAGGGGGCCCATGGCGTTGGCCCTCATCCATTGCAGGAGGTTTGCCCCCACCATGTTGGCTATCATCCGTACGAGGGGCGGGACCGAATCGGGCGTCCACTCGCGGCGGCAATAGCCGTGTATGGCGCCCTCGGCCAACGGGACGACGTTGGCCTCTATCCACTCCTCCATCTCGCCCTCGCTCGAAAAGCCCAGCTCATCGGGCCTGACCCCGGAGAGTTGCCGAATCAGGGCCTTATCCGCGTAAGCCATCCCTCATTCCTCAAACTCGACGATGAAGTTGTATAGCGCGATCGCCGCGAAGATGGCCAGAAGGGCCATGGCGAGATCCTTATGGCAGTCCCAAAACTCGGACCAATAGCGGGAGGGATTGAGGGCCTCATGCCACTCGAACCACAGGGCCGCCAAGCTCGTAAGGGAGGCCACGAGGGCGGCTTCGGCCAGCCTCCCGAGCCGGCCCCTTAGGCCGAAGAGGTCGAAGAAGTCGATATTGGCCAGGAATGAGGCTAGGGCGAAGGCGGAGAAGAAATGCGTTACGTCGTCGCCTTCCCCCGCGATCCCCGCGGCCGGGTTATAATACCAATTATAATGCTGGGCCGCAGCGGCGACGAGGGCGGCCCAAAGGGTGGCGATGATCGTTAGGGCGATCCATGCCCAATTGGTCCATAGTATAAGGATCCCCATTTCATCGAGGACCAGCCTCTGGAGGGCGTAAAGGGCCAGAAGCGCCAAGAGGGCCAAGGGCATATATCGGATATAGGGCCCGCTGCCCTCCTCCTGAAATAGGATCATCGGGCCCTCCTCAAGGGCGTAATCCAATGCCAGGCCCAGGTAATCTGGCCCCGGCTTCAGGAGGGGGATCGTGGCCAGATAAAGCCACAAATTCATGAGCCAGAGCCAAGCGAGGGCCAAGGCGAAGGCCGATTGGCGCTTCCCCATGGAATCTACACCCTCGAGAGAAGGAATGAACTCTGTATAACTGTTATACTTGTTATACATCTTACTTGTTTAACATGGCTCATTCATTATTATGTCCATTTTAGGGATTGAATGAGGCTTAGGAAAGCGCATTATTGATAAAAATTGGCGATTTAATTCGGAGGTTTACTTGTTTGGCAATTATACAGAATTTCGGGCCTCAGCGATCACCTGCCCCTTCGCTTCCTCCTCCTCGCCATGTTCCGCCATCACCTCCCCAAGGTGGAAGAACCCGGACCCCATTCCCCAAGGCCCGGCGTGCGCTGCCCAAAAAGGGGGATTCGGAATTGGAAGCCGCGGCGCGCCCGGGTTAAGAGCGCACGCCCGTCAGCTTCCTAATCGCGTTTGCGAGGAGTAGCTTTGGCTGGAGGTATTGCCGTATAATATACGCGTCGTAGCCCGCTGGCTCGTTCCGGTACTGAGCCGCCTCGGTCGGCCCCTCGCCGAACACCAGGGCCGGCGCCTTCGTCGACCCGATCAGGGCAATCGTGCTGGTGAGCATGTGGCTAGCATAGCCCATCACGCCCGGGAGGCCCGGGACCTTGAAGCTCTTGGTCCCCGGCAACTCCACGCCCGCCAGGGCCCCCTTCACGAAGGGGTTGGAGAAGAAGTCGCCCCAGACTAGCGGATGGGCCGCGATGAAATCCACTGGGTAGCCATTGGCCTCTATGGCCGAGATCGCGGCCACCAAGTCATCGAATGGGTTGTTGCTCCCATCGCCCCAGTCGTGCCCGGAAACGCTTGGCGCCTTCTCCGCCTCCTCGGCTATCTGCTTCTCCTCCATCCTCGCCAGCTCCCCGGCCGCGTCTTGGACGTGTAAACGCAGGATGTCGTGAGCCGCTTTCATCCGGGCCTCGTCGCTTATGACTACGTGCACCACGTTCTTCCAAAGCTCGAAATCAACCCTGGTGTAGGCTTGGGCGCTTATCTCCGCCTCCTCCAGCGCGGGGACCCTCTCCTTGCCAGTCAGGGCGGTGGCGATATCGATGCTCATGGTCAGCGAGGGCATCCGGATGACCCGGCATATATTGCGAAGGGCGTATTGCGGCCTGGCCAGCCCGAGCACCTCATCGAGCACCACCTGGGCCCTTATGGTCGAAACGTCCCAGATCGCTTGGGCTTGGAACAGCTCGCCCGCGTAGTATTTGCCATCCACTGGATTATACCAAACCCTCACCTCGCCCATCTCCCTCACCTCAACAACTCAGCAGCCTTATCTTCACGGTCGCATCGTTGGCCCCCGCGGGGCCGTGGGCCCTGCCGATGCGCTTGAAGACCTTATCCAGCTCGGCCTGCATGTCGGCTTCGGAATAGCTCGATGGCGCGTCCGGCGGGGCGAATGCCGTAACCTTCCCGGCGCTCGAGGATGGCGCGACCCAAGCGCCGTCCCTGATCTCGCTGGAATCCTTCCCGACCTCCACCACGCCCTCCTCGAGCGCCAAGACCTCCTTTTGGATGCCCGATGCGCCGGCCACGGTTTCCAGGGCCACGAGGAATGGCCCGAGGCTCGCCGCTGTGGCCGGCGCGTAGCCATCGGTGTCCCAAGCGAGCACATCGCCCTTGGCGCACCCAGCCCCGGTCTTCATCTTCACCCTTCTCACCAACATGCCGAACTCCTTCACTATGTCCCCAGCCGCCATCATCACTTCACCTCCTTCCTATAGCCGAAGAGCTCCTCTCGGATCCCCTCCCTGATCCTGCTCAGCTCGTCCGCCGCTTGGAACTTGGCCTTGGGTCCCGGGGAGATGCGCTTCACCATCTCGCCGTAATCCGCCCTCATCCGATCCAGGGCCGCGCAATCCAGCCTCTCCAGCTCCTCCAAGGGGATCTCTGGGAGCCCCGCTTGCTTGCGAAGATCCAGGACCTCCGCGATCTTCGCCATCCTTTCGCGTTTTAGCACCTCCGCCCTCCATGCCTTCAGCTCCTCGTTCTCGCGCCTCAGCTGCTCCAACTTGGCCTGAAGCTCCTCCAGCTTTTTCCCCTCCATTTCCTCCATCTCCTCATCACCCCTCACCTTCGCGCCCAGCTCCTCCCTGCAGAGCTCCGACTCGATGCCGAGCCGCCTCGCGACTCGGCATATCTTCGCCAGCACCTCCTTCCTCGCGCTCTCCGGCAGATCCGTTTGGCTGAAGCGGGCCAGGGCGTTCCGGACTATCGCGGGATCGTAATCGCGCCTTTGGATCGACGCCAGGGGCAACTTCCTCAAGCTCTTCTTCCCCTTCGGCCCCTTCGCCTCCTCAGGAACGTAGGCGAAGAACTCATCCGGCGCGTCGGCGGTATCCCAGGCATCGGCCGCCTGCAGGATCGGAGCGGGCGATTCCTTCGCTTCCATCGCTTTCGCACCTCCTCCATTTTCCTCGGGTTTTTTCTCGGGGACTTGCGTTCCCGGCTGCGGGAGACTAGTCCCCACATCCCGTCGCTCTTCGCGACCGCGAGCGGAGAACCCCTCCATCCTCCACAGCCAACCCCTCAGCCTTTCCTCGAGGGATTCCAGGATCCCCCGAGCGCTCTTGACCGCTGCCTCAATTGCGCTCAGCTCATCCTCCTCGATCGCGAGGACCCGAAGGGCGGCTTGGAGGGATTCCGAGAACGTGCATAGGCCAGGGTCCTCGGCCTCGCAGATGGCCTTCACGCCGGCCGGGGGGATCGCTGGCCTATCGACGAATAATACGTGCTCGAACCTGAAGTCCTCCACCACATCGATCCCATCCTCCCTCCTTTGGGCATAGGCCAGGATCGAGGGGCTGACGGCCCTCCATTCGCCCCTCTTGATCTTCTCGGCCGCGTATGGATGCGTAATCTCGGCTATGCCATATACGGCCCCGTTCGCCTCGTAGCCCACCCAGCGCCCCACCCGGATGTACATGCCCTCGTGGGGGGACCCCGGCGGCCCCCCGGGTATCTCCCCGGCCTCGCCCGGCGGAGGGGGCCCGAGCAGGGGGGCTTGGAGGAGGGTCTCGAGGGCCCTCCTTTGGGCCTCGGGGGTAACGCGCCATTTATTCAGGTTCGGGTTGGGATCGATGACGTATATCTTGGCGTAGAGCTTGCCCTGCTTCTCGAAGGGCTTCACGCCGCCGTAATACCTAACCCGGATCGGTATCGGATCCAGATCCCCTCACGCCCTTTCGACTTCTGAGGGATCGAAGCTCGTGGCCGGGCCGTCCCGGAGGATCTCGTAAGCCTTCGCGCGGTCGATGAATCCCGCGCCCATCCCATAGGCCCTCGAGACGGCCTCGATGAGCTCGAACCAATCCGCCGTCCGGATCTGGCGCCACCTATGGACGGCTCGGATGGGCAACTCGGCTTTCGCATCAATCCCCAGGGCCAGGCGGAGTAGGGGACCATACCATTGGCGCTCGAGCTCGCGCTTGATCCAGCGCTGGATGAAGGCCACGGGCCCGTCGACGAAGGCCTCCAGCTCCGCATAGGCCGTGGCCCTGTTGAGCTCCTTTTCCATGCCCAAGAGGAACCTGGGGACGCCGAAGTTCCCTAGGATCCTGCGCTCCATCCTCTCGCTTATCTCCAAGAGCTTCGAGATGTCGGGCTTGAGGTCCACCACCTTTATGTCCCAAGCATCGGTGGTGGCGACGTGCTTCCCCGGCTTCAGGGCCGCGATGTGGTCGTCGATGATCCTTTGAACCTGCTCCTGCGTCGTCCCCGGCGCGAGCTTCTCCGTCTGGAGCGTATGTATCGCGATGCCGGCCCAGAGGGTCGTCGCGGCCTCCATGACGTCCTCCCTTACTATGCGACCGTCGAGCTCCGCCTCCCTGAGGATCGGCTCGATCGCGCTGAGGCCCCTCATGCTGCCATCCAGATCCAGATAGGCGAAGTAGAGGACCTCCTCCGGGGCGTAGAAGACCCTCTGGCCCTGGTAATCGAAGCCCATCAATCGCCAATTCTCCGGATCGATGCGTGGCTCTATATCGTCGGGCTCGAGCGGGAGGAGCCGCGCCGGCTTCCCCTCGCCATCCCGCTCGATCTCGAAGGCGCTATGGCCGAAGACCAGGGCGTTGACGATGGCCGCGAATAGGGCTTGATCGAGCCCGACGCGGGCGTTGATGGCGTTTATGAAGTCCAGCGCCCCCCGGGCCTCGGCCTCGCCAAGCCCATCCGGCGGCTCGAGGAGGACCTCGAACCCCTCCTTGGTGGCCCAATACGCGAGCGCGTTGATGCCGCCGCGGATCAGGAAGTTCCGCCTGTATTCTCGATAGTACTTGTTCATGCCGGAGTAGGCCTCGGATTCGCTCGGCGCGCCCGAGGGATAATAGCGGGCCTTGGCGGCCGCGAGCTGCTTAAGGCCCCCTCCCGGCATCGCGATCGCCACGCTTTTCACGACCCTGCCCGGCTTTGACTCGAGGCTTGAGAAGTCGCCCCATTCCCGCGGCGGGGTTTTGCCCTTCGTATAGGCTGGCTTGGGCTTGAGTGCCCCGCCGAGCGGGAGGGCCTCGGCCGGGATCTTGCGCCTCCTACCCGCGCCTGGCCTGCGCCCACCCCAAGAGCCCTTCGCCATCAAAATCCCCCATTTTCGGGCCATCTGGAAATTTTAGCCGAAATTCCGCCCTCTTTCGCCCAGAATTTGAAAAACTTGATTTATTTGAAAAAAATCAAGAATCAAGTGAGGGGCCCGCGAACCCCCCCTCCCCCCTAGGGGGGTCAACGGCGTTAAAAAGACCTGGTCACCGGGATCGGCCTGGGCCCGGCGAGGCGGCGGGAGGCATAGATCGCCAGCGCGATGGCCCAGAGGCGGTCGTCGTGGGTCCCCTCGGGATGGCTGAACCTGATGTGCCCATCCTTCGTCAGCTCGAATTGCTCGCAGTTTATCTCCGCCACCAGATCGGGATCGTAGGGCATCCTGAATTGGTTTTGAACCATGACCTGCTTCATATAGCCCAGTATTTCCTCCTTCGCTTGGCTCGTCAAAACCACACCCTCCAAGTTCGGGATCCCGGACCGCTCCATGTCCTCCACTATATACTCCCCGACCCCGGTCCTATCGGCGTAAACCCCCATGACGCTCCTATAGCGATCGCATATGGTCTTCGCGTATCCTATCACGGAGGCGTAGGGTTCCTCGAGCCTGAACTGCTTCACATGCCTAAGCAGGAGCTGGGATCCGTCCCGCTCCACGACCGCGATGGCCGAGTGGTCCACCTTCTTCCCGAAGTCGATGCCCATGTAGAACTCGCCTTGGGCCCTCTCCTCGAAATCCAATAGCCAAAGCTCCGAATCGAGGCAGCGGGTGATCAGGTCCTGCGAGAAGTAGGCCTTCGCGTCCTCGACGAATGCGGCCTCGTATTCCCTCTGGAACCGCTCGAGGGGGTAGATCCTCCGCATCTCCTCTATGAAATCGCGCTTGATCAGCCCGCATTTGACCGGCTCCCGCCACGTGACGACGTGTTTGGAAAATTGGTCGGATTGGAACATGCGGTAGAAGACGGAATCCTTCCCCCAGGGCGTCGAGCTGACTATGAGGGTCCCGTCCGTCGTGCTGAGCATCGGGTATAGGACGTTGTAAAAAACGAGCTCGTCGTCGCGGAAGAAGGCCGCCTCGTCGCATATGACCTGGTGGGCCGTGTAGCCCCTGAGCCGCTGCGGACTGTTCGGGAGCGCGACGATCTTCGAGCCGTTCCGGAACCTTATGACGGTGCGCTGGATCTTGGCGACGATTTTCCTCCGCAAATCCTCCGGGATCGAGAAGAGGAACTCCTCGATCTTGTCGCTCATGATCATCGATTGGCGGAGGCTCGGGGCAACGATCAGCGTGAGGGTCCTCGGATGGGTCGCGGCGAACCAGATGGCCCTCGCGGCGATAGTGGTCGTCTTGCCGGCCTGGCGGCTCATGCGGACGGCGATGCGCTTCGAACCGTCGCGGAGCAACTTCTCCTGGTAGGGGAGGGGGTCGAAGCGAAGGACCCTGCGGGCGAATTCCACGGGATCCTTAGGGAGCCATGCCTCCCCCCTCTTGACCCGAAGGGCCGCCTCGAGGCGCTCAATCCTCTCCAGCCTCGATGCCCTGGGCAATCTCCTCCAGCTCCCTCAAGCGGCGCTCGATCTCAGATTCCTGAAGGTTCTTGAGGACGCCATCGGCGACCTGGATGATGTAGCCCAAGAGCTGGGCTAGGCGGGCGTATTCGCTTACGCCGCCCGATCCCCTCTCGGCGCTTTTGCTCGCCCTCTCTATCCCCTTCGCGGTCCTATCCATCAGGCCGAGGAGCATCTCGAGGGCCTTCACTCGGACGGCGCGGGCGTCCATGGCCTCCGCGCCCTTCAGCGGGATCTTCTTGGGCCCCAGGAGCTCGGCCCTCAGGGCAGCGATCTCCTCCGCGAAGACCGCCATCAGGCTATCGCCACCTTCTGGACCACGAAGACCGTCTTCACGACCTCGCCCGATTTCCTCTCCTTCTTCTCCGCCTTCAGGGTCGTCTTATGGGCCCTCATGGTGGAGATGTCCTCTATGCAGCCCAGCGGGATCGAATCGTACTCGGTAGGCTGGCCATCCGTCTTCTCGGTTATCAGGATGACGTAGAGCATCGGGCTCGATGGGTCCCTCTTCAGGCCCCCGAAGCTCCCAACGGCCTCCTTCTTGGTGACGTAGAAGCGGGGCGCGATCGAGCTATCCCGGCTCGTGTGCGATGCGTCATGCCAAATCAGCCTCACGAGATCGCCCTCCCTGAGCCCCTCAAGGACCCGGAGGGTGTCCGCGATCTTGGCTTGGAATTCCGAGCCCATGCCGCTAGCCCTCATCGGATTTCCCGAAGAGGTCCTTCAGGGATTTGAGGGGCCGCTTGACCACCGCGGATTCGGAGCCGCGCTTGAAATAATAGCCCAAGATGAAGGTCATTACGAAGGTGCCCTTCTCCCAGACCTGTATCAGGGCCGGGATGCCGGACATGGCGGCGAATACCCAGAGCAGGCACCAGCAGATCGTTATCACCAGCGCTATAACATCCGCCACCTGCATTTCGCTTCTCCCTTCGGGGGATCATAATTGGCTATTATCAAATGGGAGAACCTGGGGCGCGATCCCCCCGGCTGGGCCTTCCGGACCCCCAGCGCCGTCTTCGCCACCATGGCCACGAAGCCGCGATAGAGATCGCGGGCCGAGGGGCAATCGTTGATCGTCAAGAGCCACTTCCCCCTCGCGCCCCTCAGGATCTCGGCCAGATCCTTATGATCCCGCTCGGAGAAGGGGATGCGGTAGGGCCTAACTGCGATATAAGGGGGGTCAACGTAAAAGAACGTATCCGGCCCATCCCAATTGCGGAAGCACGCGCGAAAGTCGAGGTGATCGATGTAGACGCCCTTCAGGCGCTCGCTGAAGGCCTCGATCTCCCCGATGATTTGAAGGGCCCTTTTTCCGTGGGGCCTCCCCTTCCGCGAGAAGGCCCAGCCCGATCCCAGATCCGCCCCATAGGCCGCCCGGAGGCAATACCAAAACCGGAAGGCCCTTTCCACCGGGTCGATAGGAGCCCTCCCCTCCTCGAATTCCCCCTTCCATCGCTCGTAGAGCTCGCGGCTGTAGAGGAAAAAGCGGGCCCGCTCCTTGAACTCCCCGGGGCGATCGCGCACGATCCGGAATAGGTTCACGAGCTCGCCGTCCAGGTCGTTGTAGACCTCGACGGGGCTCCGCGGCTTGGCGAACAATAGCGAGGCGGCGCCGCCGAAGGGCTCGCAATAAATCCTATGGGGCGGGATCAGGGGCAGGAGGCGCCTCGAGAGCGCCTGCTTCCCGCCCAAGTAGGGGAAGAAGGACAACCCGGGCTCACTCGAGGCTGAAGACCCTATAATAGCGCGGACCGCGGAGGACCTCCCCGCGCTCCACCTCCAAAGCCTCGCTGGGGGTCAGGGCCACGAGCTCCGCCCGCTCCCGATCCCGGAAGGCCTCATTAAAGAGCTCCCTCAGCTCGCTCATCAGCTCCTGCCTAAGCCGATATCTAAGAAGGCGCGCCAGGTCCTTCCTGCGCTTGGACCGGGCCCTCGCCCTCCTCCGCGCGGGGCATCGGCCCGGTCCCCCATCGGGTCTTCGGCGCGGCTCCCGGAAGGCGTGCCATAGATGGCCTCCCGTGGGCCATCACCCCGCGGACGCGGGAGGGGAGGGTGGAATCCCTCGGGCTTCCCTATCCCGAGCTTGGCTCGGCGGAGATCTCAACGCCCACCTTCGCTTCGCTCCTGACCGAGTATATCTCCCTGCCCCCGATCGAGACCCTCACCGTTACGACCGGCGCGAGCGGGCTCGGCGCCGGGGCCCCTTCGGCGCTCCAAGCGGCGAGGGGATCGATGCGCCCCCATCCCTCGATGCACCAGCCGGCGGCTGCCCCCTGGCGCTCCTTGTAGCCCAATGGCTTGCAATGGCGCTCCATCTCGGCCCTGACCTCATCGGGCCCGTAGGCCACGCCATCCCGCTTGAGCCTCTGGATCACGACGAGCGCGTAGCCGGCCACGAAGGGCGCCGCGAAGCTGGTCCCGCTCTTCCCGCGCATTCGGGGATCCCACATCTCTATGCTCAAGCCCGGCGCGGCCATCATGTGGAACTCCGGCCCCTTCCGCCCATCGGCCGTCGGGGGCCTCGAAGCCCATTCCATCACCTTTTCCTCCCCGGCCTTGCAGCCCGACGTGGCCGTCGCCTTTATGGCCTCGCGGGCGCAGGCCGGGGCGCCGACCGTCCCGTTGCATATGCCGGACCGCGATTTGCCCGAGTTCCCGGCCGCGACAACGACGACGATCCCCTTGGCCCAGGCCTCGTCAACGGCCGCGGAGAGCGGATCCGAGCCGTCCGTGTTTTGATCCGAGCCCAGGCTCAGGTTCATGACGTCCACCCCCCGATCCATCATCCACCTGATGCCCGAGATTATGTTCCAAGCGTAGCCCCGCCCGAGGGAATCCAGGACCTTCGCCCCGACGAGGTCCGCCATCGGGGCGGCCCCGACGTAGGCCTTCCCATCTGGGCCCTCGATCCGGGCGCTCGCGATTATCTCCGCCACCGCGGTCCCGTGGCCGTTGTCGTCGTAGGCTGGGCCCTCGGGTTGCCCGGCCCTCGTGAAATCCCTGAAGGCCACGACCCTGTATCGGCTATTGGGATCGCCCGGGTCCTCGAGGAAGGGGGGCCATATGGGCCCGGGCCTTGGGGGCCCTATCCCCGTATCCACCACGCCCACCCTGAGCCCCCTCCCGAGCCCGAACCTGGGGTCCTTGTGGACCTCCGAGAAGCCCAGGTATTCGGCCGTCTCATGGGTGAGGATCGAGGCCTCGCCCGAGGGGGCGGGCTGGGGATCCGGGATGGCCACCTGGAAGTTATAATCTATCCGCTCTATGTGCGGGATCGCATCCAAGAGGTCTATCAGGGCGGGTCCGGGGGCCCTTACGAGGACAAAGAGCTTGTTCGGGAACTGGATCAGGTCGAGGACCTTGATGCGCCTCAGCAGCCACCTCGCGCCGGCCTCCATGATGAGCCCGATCAACTTCCTTTGGGCCTCGTTGAGGGGGAGCCGCTCCAGGCCGAGTAGGGCGTAGATATTGCCCGGTAGAGTGATTATATACTCCCCGGGGCCGGCGTCCGAGAGGGCTTCGGGGCTCAGGCCCCCTTTCGATTCATTCATCTAGCTTCAAAGCATTTAAATAGACATTTGTTTATAAAGAAGGCCGTAATTTGGACGATTCAACGGGGATATGGGATGGGGGAGCCGGGCGGTCTGATAAGGAGGGTCCACGGCCGCGGAAGGGTCCAGATCCCCGAGCGGATAAGGAGGATATGGGGCCTTAAGGACGGCGACCTGGTCGTCTGGATCCCGCCGGAGGCCGGCCAGCTGGAGGCCA